AGAACATGGTTTCACCATTTTTCATTTTCATTTTAGGCTGAGCCATGATGTTTTCAGCAGGAGCAACCCAAATTTTGTTAATAGCTACCATAGTATTGGTATAGGGTGCGGTTTCTTTTCTAGATAATGGGAAACGTTGGTTAATAAAGTTACCAAATTGCTGAGACATAGCACCTGCGTTCCACATTGGGTTATTCTTATTAGCCTCAACACTCATTTTACATGGTATTGAACCAATTGAATCCCAGAAGAAACACAAATCATAAGGTAAATTACCTTTTTTCTGCTCGTCTAACAAATCAGCAATAAATTCAGCTACGTCTTCAATAGTACCTAAAGATGACCTATCTTTATAGATAAAAAATCCATTATGGTCAGTTACCTCGCCAGTTTCAGGATCAACCACATCATTAAGTTGAAAACCCATTGTTTTAGCATGTTCCCAAGACCATTTCATTTCGGTAATAATGAATACAGGTAGAATGTTCATCTTTTGAGCGCTAATTGCCAGCTCAAGCAATGCAGTTGTTTTACCTGTGTTACTGTGGCCTCGTAATAATGTAATGTGCCCCATTGGGGCTCCAACAACCGAAATCGATTGTTGGAGTGCATTTGAGAAGGGAATCCATCTTTGTTCCTTGAATTTTACGTTTGTGTTAAGGAGTTTTTTCTCCTTAAAACGTTCAAGGTCAAAGTTTCCCTGGATTTCTGAGGATACAGCCTCAGTCAATGATTTTCTTGCCATAATTAGAACGGTAGATCATCATCATCACCAAACAAAGAATCAAATTTGTCTACTTTGCTTTCTTTAGGAGTCAAAGCATAGTTTGGTTTTACAGGTTGTACAATTTCTTCTTCTTCCTCAGCTTCAACTGTAGAAGCAGGAGCTGCTTCCTCAGGGTTCAACCATTCTTGCAACAAACGCTTCATTTCATCAAATTCATAGCGCTTGTACAATTCAGTTGGGTCAGGTTGTTCGGCTAACCATTTTTTAGCTGTTTCTTTGTCTTCGGTCAAGTTTGACTGTTTAGTCTTAACGCGAATAGAGGATTTGTTGTAGGCAGTACCAGTAACATCTGGTCCAACGGTGTCAACAGTAATGTCTCTACCCTCATAGACGTCAGTGTAATCCCCGATATCCTCATCATCAGCCAAGGATAAGAATTCTAAGTAAATTTCTTTACCAAATTCCCACAAACGAACACCCAAATGCTCTTCACCACGAACAATTACGGGTGCAAAAATACGCATTTTAGGATCCAATTTTTTAGCCAATTTCCAGTTTTCTTTGTCTTGAGACTGGCGGAGTTGTTTTGCAAACTCAACAATAGGATCTTTGTCACCAAAGTTCATTGGAGAGATCATTGTACGGTTTCCAATTCCATAGTGGAAATACAACTCTTTGAAAGGATTCGTTTTGTCAAACGCTGAAGGGACGATTCGGATAACCTGTTTACCAACCGAAGGTTTCCAAAAGAATTTTTTGCGATCTTCACCCGAGTTTTTCTTACCGGGTTTCTGCTGCATGGCATTTAGCCTCTGTTTAATAGCATTTAAATCCATAATAACTTTTATTTACACTATAACATACAAAAAAAGGCTTGTTTTACCAAGCCTTCTATAAATATTTTTAAAGTTCTACAATTTTGTAGATTTTAGTTCGTAGTTGTTTTAATTCATCGTGCTGAGTGAGTAAAATAGTATTCTTGTAGTGTTGCCAGTTAATTCTATAGTTAACATCAACAACACCATCATTTAATTTTTTAATTAACTCATTCAAAGCATTAATTGTATATAACGTATTTGATTCCTTTTTACGGTGTACTAAAATAGTATTATAAGGAATTTCATCAATTTCTGTTTCCATAATATTGTAAGTACAAACGTACTCGTTATTACTTTTCACATATAAAACAAATATTTTATTGTATGCTATTGTATAATAATTTTTGATGTCTTCAATAAATCCATCAATTTGTTGCTCTTCTACGAACGTGCAAAATAACTTGTTGGTAAGCGCCATATCTTCAGTATGGCCATAAATATCATAGGGGACGAAGGTTGTTGTAGTTAGCTCCATGTTGTGTTTTTACTGTTAATCCTTGTTGTGTAAATATGTTGTGTATGTCGGTTAATAATTCCTCCCCGTCGGCTTGAGCATAGTCAAGTAAAATAGAGTCATACACATATAGTATAGGTTTTGTTTGTTTTCCTTTTAATAATTCAATTATTTTACGTAATATATTAATATTAAGTGATGTCTCGTAATTTTGAAGTATGTAATTGAATAATTTATATGGGTTAGGATTGTCAATGTTTTCAAGGCAATAACCTGAAATGGGCACGCTAACTTTACCTGAGTTATTGTATATCTTCCAGTTATTGTCTATGTATTCTTTACATTTAGCAAAGAAAGGTATATCTAAATATTGTTCTTGAATACCCCCATACAATTGTCTAAATACATTTTCCTTACCTACTTGCTCATATAATTGGGAAATGTCAAAATCACCACCCATTAACTTATTTGCTAATGTAGGGTGGTAAGATGAAATGTCAAATTCAACTAAATAATCGTTTTGAGCAATAAACGATTTACGAGCACCACTATCCTTGTTTAAGGCCGCAAAATTAACGCCATTAAAACTATTAGATGGTCTCCTTGTTGTTGTGTAAAGGTTGTATTGAGTAAATATTTTATCATCACTGATTGAATAGGATTCGTGTAGTATTTCATAAAATTTATCAAGGTCGTGTTTATCAATACCCATTCCATTTTTTTCAATCATGTAGAAAACAGGAGCAACATTATTGTTATAGAAATGAAAATGGGGTGGTTTATCCATAAATAAAACGGGTTTAATTTTATCATAAATTAATTCACACCGTTCATAATGTTTTACAATAGGGATAATTTTATTTATATCATTTCTATCTCCGTATTTCTGATAGAAATGTTGGTGAACAGGAGTGTTAAAATCTAATTTTTCAATATTAGATATAAAATTTAAATCCTGAATGTTGTGGTGTTTAAAATGGTATAATGTTGCTTTTTTATCTCGCACATATACTGTATCGAATGAGTTAAATAATGCTTTTAGTAGTTTAAGGTCAACCGAGAATGTATCATTGTGGTTGATAGGGAACATAAATCCTTTTTTATACCCTATAGGACGAACATAAAATAAACAGGGGGTAGTTAATGCGGGATGATATAAATCGTTGCTTTGAACAACTTCAACAAATACCTCACTAATGTCTTTATTTTTATTGACATCAATAAAGTATTGTAATTGTTTATTATTTTCGACGAGCCAAAACACTTGATATAACCTTTTACCTTAATATACGATAAAAGATTTAAAAAGCCAAATTTTTTAAGTTAGTCCAGCTTTTTTGTAAATATCATCATCCCAAATACTTACCCAGTTAGCTTGAATAAACGATACTTCACTCATATCATCTATATAATCCATAACAAAGTCATCATATTGGGTTCTGTTTATAGGTTCACCTTCAGGAAAGTCATTTATAAAATCGTTTAGTATATCTTCATCTTCATAAGATTCAATAATATCTAATACATCCTCATAAGGAGCCACATATTGAGAATTTAAGTAAGCATCATTTAGATTAAAATTATTATCGTCTTCATCATTAAAATTGCTTAGTCCTGTGTTTCCAGGTGTAACTTTGATTTCCTTTAAACGAGAATTTTCAGTTAATTTATTTTCTACTAAGAATTGTTTTAAGTTAAAATTATCCATATTATCTAACTATAAACACCTCGTTATCAATTTTTAAAGTTTCAATGCCGTTGACATTTATCATTCTAAAAAAGTTTTTCCCTAAATCAAACACAGGAATTACTCCTTTTTGGAATGGATCATAAGGTAATTTTCCACCTCGTAATGCTCTTTTATATATAGGGGACTCTCTAGTTACAGCAGTCATAACTCGTCGTTGTCCGTTTTTCTTTTTAAAGGTTGCTGAAAATCGTTTTCCCTTGGTTAATATAATTTTATCAAGTGCCTCTTGTTTAGTAATTGATGCTTCTACTTCCTCGTTAAGGAATTTTTGCTCATACAACGCATAACGCACTGATTCTTGTATAATTTCTTTTAATAGGGATTTTTTCATCGGTAAAATTCGCTGTAGTTTTTAAAATAATTACTTAAACCATACAATTTTTTTCTTTGTTCTTCAAGTAAAACAATATTTTTATTGGTTTTTGCTACTGTTTCCATGTTTTCCCCACTAGTTGTCCAGAGTATGGTAAAAGGAATGTAGATAGGCCAATTATATGTGTTGTCTTTACTTAATATCTTATTATAAATATCGGAACTTGTTTCAATAAATTGTAATTCGTTCGCTTTTTTAATAAAATAACGAGTAAATGAAGGATATTGGGGTGATGGTTTAATATATTTAGGTTCTAACAATGAGTTTAACGATTGTGGTACTCCGTTTTGTTGGCGAATAGTATCATACTGGCTTGATAAATAAGAAAAATTATTTGGATCCGGATCAGCACCACTACTGTATTCTTTAGTAGATATATTAACTAATTTTTGGGGAATACCATCACTTGGGTTTCTACCACTAAAAACATCACCAGTACTTACTATATAATAATATCCGGTATAAGGTACATTAGGGGTACGTTGTAATGCATATTTATCCCCATTAGTATATAAATTGGTTATTATTTGTGATTTAGGATAGTACATTATTAAAAGTTAGGTACACGATATAAATATAAAGTATAGCAATTTGAAGGTTTACTGTTATACACAAAACTAAAACCATAGTTGTCCCTAACATCCGATGACCATCCTGAGGGTGATTTAGAACCTACATAGATTTGAGTGTGTCCAGATAATCCATTACTATCACCTGAGTCTTCTGAGTAATAAATTAATATGTCACCAATGTTATAGTCAATACTATTAATTGCTTGTTGAATTTGGGTTTTATTTAGTCCTTCACCTATTAACTGTCCGGTCCATCCTAAGGTTTTTAATTGGAAAGCATACCCTGAAGTTTTAGCATCACCTCCTGATGGCAATAGATTAGGTTTAATGTATATTGTTTTTCCTGTTTTATAATTTTGGAAGTTTACAGCAGTATTATATACCCCTCGAGCACACCACCCTGATTGTTCTGTCATTAAGTAATTATTTCCAAAAGTAAGATCCCATGCTTTAAATGAATCATTTAATTGAGTTATAGAAATGTTATAAGGAGGTTTATTATATTGAGTATTAAGTTTATAAGGTTTACAAACACCGGCAACAATGATAGTTGAAAAATCAAGACCTAATACTTCAAGAGGTTTAATGTCTGCTTTTTGAGCAGCAGTTAAATCTTTTTCTTTTAAATAAGTTAATGTAGCTAATTTGGTAATCCATTTGTGTGTTCTTATCTCATGAGTAATACCTGTAATTAAAAAATTAAAGTCATTTTGATAGCTTAGTGGTAGCACATCACTAGATAATTCAAACTGTTGAAATATTTTTATTCCACTAATACCTAATAATTCAATGTCTAACTTAATAGGGATAAATGTAGGATTAGATTGGTTTTTTTCTGTAAATTCACCCACTATTGCTTTAAATAAATCCGATACCATAGGTCCATTGTTATCCTCATCAGACATTTTTAAGGATAGCCTAACAGCAGCACTATTAGGTTGTGGATTTTTCTGTAAGTTATCTACTAAGTTTTGAAATGCTTGTAAGTTAGTCTTAAAGGTTGTTTGAAAGTTATCAGCAAATGAACCTGTAGGTTGAGATGACAGTATTTTGTCTGGGTAAATCCGATCTATTAATCCTTTACTTAAACGACTAAAACTAGTGGCTTCCTCACCTAATTGATTTCCGTTTGCTTGGGCACCAATTGAAATAGCAGATGCAATTTCTGGGGTGATCTGTGATTGTGCTTTAAGGCTAGTAACAAATGATCCCTGAGTGTTATTGTCGGGTCCAATTCCTTGGGCTTGTATTAAAGTATAGTTTTGGTTATTACCATATTTTTTAGTTAATCCTTTAATACGGTTTTGGTTTATGTCAATAATAGTTAAAACATTAGGTGTTTGGTCAGAATCAATTACTACTTGAAAATCATTTATACCACCTAATGCTCTGTTGACATCATCACAAGCTGTTTGTAAAAAATTTCGTAAAGTAATTTTATTTTCTTTATCTAAATTATCAGCAATTATTTTAGATAAATAACCAGTATTTAAATAAATATAATTTATGTTCCCTATTTGAGGATAAGCAAAGTTTTGTTCTCTATTTGAGGGTACGTTAGAGTTATTTAATAAATCTTTATTAATTTGAGTTAAATTATCATCTCTAAAAAGATAAAAAGGATGAAAAGTAGCAAAATTAGGATCAGGATTTGTTCCATCCTCTATATTTAACTGTTCATTATATAAATAACACTTAGTTAAATCAGTAGATATATGACACGATAAAGCATAAAACGGTTTATCACTTTCCCAATCAATAGAAACTATCCCCTCACCATTACTTATTAAATTTAAATTTTCAGAAATAAAACGCAATAATGCTTGGAATGAAATATACATTTCTAACCCTCCATCATTGTATTCAATATAGTTCATTCCCCTATATTCGGCGGTAATATTTTTTGCTATAAATTCTGAATAGTTAATTGCCATATTTTATAAGTCTATTCTATATCCAACAGGGTTAATTTCATCTTCGATATAATTTTGAAAATCAGTATTATTATTTTGAGTTTCATAAATATCTAAAATTTTAGTTTTAATAAGACCTACTGAAACATCACGACGAACGGGAACAGGAGCAGCAGCACCACCCACCGTAGACACCTCTTCAAGTCCATTTAATATAGTATCAGCAGTATATCCTGTATAATCCCTAAATTGTTCAGTATTGCCTATAGAATTAATATCCCTAGATACAGTATTTAAAGCAATTTTAAACCTATTTAAACTATCTAGATTTTTATCATCTATACCAATAACATTATCGTTGTAGTATTTATCTGTAAGTTGTAAGTATTGGTTAACAATACCAATAAGTTTATCTTTAGCTTTAGGAATTTTTTCAGCTTCTTTTTGTTCTTGATCAATAATTTGTATTTCTTCCTGGGTGTTTGTACTTAGCCCATTATTAGATTTAGTAACAACTAGATCTTGATACATTTGATAAAATAAACGATTTAGGCTACTTAAAGATTTATTATTAACAATATTTAATAAGCTAGGAGTAATATTTGAGTTTTGAATTGGTACATTAGATACATCAGCTACATCAGTAATAGATGTATTTATTTTTAATGAGTCAATTATGTCACCCCAAGAAATTAAATATAATGTTATATCATACGTTAAATCAGAGCTAAGTTCCCAACTAAAGTTAGTTACTCGAGCCAATAACCCGTCATAATTGTAACTAGTATTGCTTTTATTTTTTTGAAGTTGATTTTGAACAGTTTCAGGTTTAATTTTACTATCTTTATTACCCGGATATAAAATACTTAATATTGATGTTCCAGTAGTTTGTGATTTGATACCATCATTTAAAAAATAATCAGTATGCCCCCACTCAACTACCATTGTATAACCTAAACGCAAGTAAATAGCCTCAATTGCTTCAAACTGTTTACGGGTAAAACATTTAATATTTAATGTTACCTCGCGCAATGAACCGTTATTTTTATAATTACTAACCATGTTAGTAATACCAGGTAGTGGTTTTAAACCTTGAGCACTATCAGATAAAAATCCATAAGTTGAATTTAAATCATATCCGATTCCTCTAGGTAGTTTTTTAATATTTACTCCACCCCATAAAACTAAATTTTTAGCTAATTCATAACCACTGATGTTTCCTTCGCTTATACCTAAATTATTTTTTAATGTAGTTAATCGTTCAGCACTATCAACGCTTACTGCTGATGATAAGCGAACAAATGATGTTGAGCTGTTAAAAACAACTAAGTTATTTGGTTGTTGAGTATTATTAAGTCGATCTCTAACCGACAGTTGTTTTTGCCTTATTTTTACTTGAGCATCTACCTCAATATCAAAGGGTAAACCTAAAATTCTTGGAGTTGCCATTACCTTGATTCATTTAATTGGTTAAAACTAGAAATTATTTCTGTTATATTACCTGGGATTCTTAGTTGTGTTCCTGGGGTAATAAACAATGATGCAAAGGGTATAGTTTCATTAGCTGATGCTATAATCCAATATAAAGTAACATCACCATAGTATTGTTGAGCTAAATTATCTAACCTATCACCCTCAGTTGTATAAACATATATATCGTTTTCTGAATAAGGAATTTCAGGATAAAAAGTAGTACCCAAGTACCTTGTACCTGTACTTGTTTTTAATTCGGGTATGTTAGCGTAACGATTCATTTTATGGGAGTATTAATGGAGGATTATTACCCGTAGGAGCATTTCCTGTAAAATTAGTTGGACCACCAGGAGGTTCTGGTACTCTTAAAGCACCTAATTCAGGGCTATTAATATCAAATGAATTACCTGTAAAATTAGTTGGACCACCAGGAGGTTCTGGTACGGGTATTAATGGAGGATATTCTGATCCTTTAGTCGCATACTGTATTAAGTTATTTGGGTCTATAGTTGATACTCCTCCAGATCTAGCAGTTAAATCAGCTTCTTCGTTAGTGTTTGGGTTGTAAATTACAGTTCTATTAGGATTAGATACAGCATTATCTACGTTTCCATTAGCAAAGAAATGAATTTTATTATTATCTAAATATTGGTTTTCTTTTCCACCTACTCCTGTAGGGTTAGTTATAAAGGCGACATCTCTACCACCATCGTTTAATCTAGGAGTAAAGTCGTGTATTGGGGTAAAGGCAACGTCTACATCAAAATATTTTGGAGTTTCCATTAATCCTTTATCTTCACCTAATTCGGGTGAGTTAATTGCAATTTCCCAACTTGCTTCCTCAGGTATTGTATAAGTTAAACTTGTAATAAAACCAGGTACATACATTAAGTAATCACCAATAGTTAATCTAATTAAATTACCTTTCATATATCCCCCATTATAATCAGGAGATAGTGAGGAAGCAAGGTAGTTTAATTTTTGATACAAAGGTCTCATTTCAGCTCTTGATTGAGCCGCTACTTTAAATGAAAAGTTAATAGCACGAGATGATCCCTGGTAATTCCAAACTTTATCACCTCTACCTACAAACCTATATCCTTCCCAGTCTGAGTTGTATTGGTCAGTTATAGCACCTAAAAATGCTCTAAAGTGAACAAATGTAGATATATCAGGGTTAGTGTTATCAATTACTTCAAATCTAAATTTAACTAAATCTCGTGTCAATACATCGGGATCTAGTACAATTCTATCTCTGTATAAAGGAATCATATTGATTCTATCTACAGTAGCATTATCATATATGTTTAATTTTGAACGATTTCGAGTGCGTTTACCGGGATTTCCATCTCCGATACGTTGCATTCTATTTATTTTAGCACTTTGATAATCAAATGAGTAAATACCTAAAGTATTAGGAGCACCAGTTATATCTTTTCTAAAGTCAGAAGGTACTGCTTTTCCTGATTCATCAAAACTAAGAATTGATTTTTTATCTCTTAACTGTGTCTGATTAAAAGTATAAACTCCTTTATCTTTAGTATTAGCTGTATTTTCAGTAGGGAATGTATTGCCTAAAGTGTAAACACTGTTTTGAAATAATTGGTTTGTAATATTAAAATTGTCACCACCATCATTTACATTAGTTTTGATGGTTATATATTTTAAATTAGTTGATTCTTGGGAAACACCACTTTTTGTTATTCTAATAATATCCTCAGAAGTTAAAGGTAATGATGTTCTATTAAAACTTTGAGATAAAGCAGCTTTAAGTTGAGCATTAGCATCTATTGGATCTCTTAAAAATGCTATATTTTTAGCACTTCTAAGTTGACCACCATTAATGATTATTCCTTGATTATTAATACCTAATAAATCATCAACGTAACTACCAATAGTAATGTTATTAGCATTAACTAATGTAGTATCATCTTCTTGATCAGGATTTAAGTATTTTTCACTTAATCCTAAAGTAGTAATAATTGATTTAGAATAATTAGCAGTTTTATTAAAACTTTCTTTTTTAGATTCTTCTGTTCTTTGTTCTAATTCTTTAGGAGATAACCTATCATTAGAAAAAGGAATACGAGTTCTACCTAAACCAAATGAATCGGGTCCACCAGTATACGATAAAATAAAATTATCATTTGATGCTATACCTAAACTTGCTGCTTCTAAAGGAGAAGTTAATGATGATATAAAACTAATAGGGTTTAAAGTATCATCTGGGCCGGGTTCATCTCCTATTTTAGATATTTTTAATAATGTTAATCGGTTATTATTTTCCTCACTATGGAATCTTCTATAAACATTAGCATATTTAACATCATCATTAAAAATAGGTAATGCACCTTGTTTTTCAATGTGTAATCCTGTTCCTGCTCCAGCAACTTGTGCTAGAGTCATTAATGGATTATATAATCCCGCTACAGGATTTGACCTGTTAGGACGGCCAGGTACTAAAGGGTTTTGTAATGATAATAATTGTTGTTTAGCAATAAATAAACCACCATTTCTACTTACTAAGAATTTACTAATACGAGATAAATCATCAACCCTATTTTCAAGTTGATTTTTTGGGTCTCGTAATATAAAATCAGGAAAAGTAGAATCAGGATCACTTTCTACCGGTGGTAAATCTTTAATAATAAATGGTTGTTTGCTACTACCTCCTCCGGGACGATCATTACCGAATTTTAAATTACGGTACTGTGTTCCAACATCGGTTAATAATTCTCTTAGCGCCATTTATTTTATTTACTTATAAGCAGAAAGTTTCCATTCAATAACATTTATATTATTGTTTGTATAATTAAGGACGCTTAGGAAGGCGTGTAATTCTACCTGCAGCTACTGAATCAGGATTTGAAGTATCGCTTCTTAAAGTCTCATCGTAAGTCCCTTTTTCAAAACTATCGTTGATAGTAGGAAAATTAGGGTCTGAATTTTGGACTAAAGGCACAAGACCATCTAATGATTCATCAGTAAAAGTTGCAGCTTGTAATCTTTCTAATAAAGTAGTTCCCATAATGTGTTATTTTGTTATAAATATTAAAAATTATTGTTTTTATGATGTAGCACTTGTATCAATTCCCCTACCTCCAAATGATCTAATATTAGAGGATATACTATATGTTGAGCGGGCTTGTGCATTACCTATGTTAGCACCATTAAGTTCAAGTTGTACAACAGTAGTTGAAGGTGTTACTTTAACATTTTGCTGTGTTGGGGTTAAGGATGTTACATTAGTATTTTGTTGTGTTGAAGTTGTTTGTTGAGGTGCTACTTTTATTGACCCTGCAGGGCGTGATTGGATATCATTTACGGGGATTGGGTTAGTAGTAGCAATGATATTGTCTTTATCATTTAAAGCAAATATTTCACCTTCATCAAACAACATACGTTTACCGTATCCTGTAGATATACCATCATCCATCTTTTTAAAGTCTTGGAACATACCTAATAATGCTCCTAAACCTGCTAGAACAGCAACAGTAATACCTCCAGCCGTCAATACATTACCTATAGTTAAGGCACCAGCAGATGCTATAACTAATTGACTAGCCATTAGTGATATACTACTTATTAATCTTACTAATGATAAACCAGCAAGTGCACCAACAGTTGCTAACACTAAAGTAGAACTAGATGCTAATGAAGCAAATGCATTTAAGATTGGTTCTAAAGCATATCCAACATTACCAATTATCTCTTGTATTTTTTCTAATGTTGCTTTAAATTTATCACTAATAGATAACGCTTGCATTTGTTCATAGTTAGCCTCACCAAATTTAGCTCTAAATCCTTCAGCACCTAATGCTAAAAATTGTTGTTGCATAACCATTTTAGCTAACTCCTCACGAGACAATCCTAATGCTTTAGCGGCAGCATCTTGTGCTAAACGGTTGTCAGATGCAAAAGCATTAATTAATTCTTGATTATTACCAATTTCTTCAGTCAATTTAGCTGTTTGGTTGGTTAAAGCATAATAACGAGCAGCCTCTAAATTAATCTGTTTACCAGTCATTAATTCGGCCGCTAATTCATTTTCAATAGAGGTTTGAAAATCAAGTAATGATGATGCTATTTGATCAACCTCACCTAATGTTAATCCTAATTGTCTTGCTTTAGTTGATGCTTCCGCTAATGCATTAACACTTCCACCTAAACTAACAGCTGTAGCAGCACTAACATTAGATATGTCGCTAAATACGGTTTTAATGTTAATAGCTGTACCTTTTTGTCGGTTTAATGCGCTTACAGTTTTAGATGCATTATTTAACGTAGTTTCAGTATTTTCGCCTTGTAAACGCGCTAAATACGTTAATTGAGTTGCCTCTTTAGTATTGAATCCTAATCGTTGTGTTAAATTAGTAAATGTTTCTAAGGTTTGTCCTGAAATGTCTGCGGCAAATCCTAATTCAGCACTTAATTCCCTGAATGATTGGTTTAGTTTTTTACTAGTAATAAAAATATCACCCGAGGTAATGGCTTGTCTTTCAAGTTCTAATGAAATCCCTTTTGCTGTTCCACGAGTAATACCAAATGCTTTTTGTAAATTTGTAATTTTTTCATCAGCTTGTAGGAGTGCTTTAACTAAAAATGCTCCAATAGCTAAAGCAGCTAGTTGCCCACCTGCTCTTAAATCCATTACTAATTTTACGGATTTACCTAATTCACCTGGTAGTTTATTAGCGGCTGCTACTAATTTATCAGTGGTTGTTAAGTTTTTTTCTTGTTCCTTATTTACATCTTTTAATACTGTTATTTGTTGTCTAATATAATACAACAAACGAGCATTAGTTGACATTTCTTCAAGGGTAGTATTTAAATTATTTTCAATCTCTGTACTTTGCTTTTGTAATTGCTTAATTCTATCAGCATTTATAAGTTTATCTTCTTTAGAACCTTTAAGTAACTCCTTAAGTTCATCCTGTGATTTTTTAAATTCCTTAGTAAGGTCGCTAGCTTGGTCTACTCGTTGTCGATTTATTCCTACAACTTTATCCTCTAAACTAATTTCTTGCTTTTGTGCCTCTAAAATTAATTTTTTATTTCTGCTAACCTGTTTTACCTTTTCAATTGAATCTTCTAAATCTAAACTTTGATCACGAATAGCTCTTTGAATTTTTTTATTAATATCTAAAGTATCGTTTTCAAATTGGGTTCGTTTAGATTGAATCCCTAAAATTTCTTTTATTGATTCTAGGTAAGATGTAGATAGCGAATAACTTTCATTTTGTAATTCAAGGCGTCTTCGTAGGATCTCGTTTTCCTTCTCAAGAAGTTCATTTTCTTCTTGCTGTCGTCTTAATTCCTCGGGTGTAGCCATTTGTTATAAATATTTGAAGGCACTACTTTTGTGTAGTGCCCCCGTTGTATTTTAATTTAGCACCTTTAACATAGTCGGGAACTTGTACTTGTCCTGATTTAACTTTGCTAGTAAAGGTATCAATATCATCTTTTTCTTTATTTTGTTCCTCGTACCAAGTTTTAATTTGGTTAAAAGTATATATGCGCAACCATATAGGCATGTTATACACATCAGGAAATGTATATCCACCTTTACCGTGAAATACAATCTGGTGTATTTGATCAAACATGGCTTTCCTATACTCGGGAGTCAGGCCAAAAAAAGCTAAGCCCAATAGGTAAATTAACGTCCTCCTCAACGCCGTTTGGTCCATCAAAGTCAAATTTTAGGTCAATATCGGGTTGTACTTGGCGAATATACTCGCGTAATGCGCGCGAATCTTGCGCTAAAAGATAGTTATCGACGAACTCGCGAACTACCTTAGGCTCGCGGTTATCTTCGATAGAAGTAATCATATACTTTAAACGAGTTGATAATTCGGGAACGTTATCTTTATTAATTTTTTTCAATCCCTCTAATTCACGGTCAATTTTTAATTCATCCCCGTGTGTTAAGATTTTAAAGGTTAAGTTAGTATTTGATTTAGGTAAGGTAAATTTAAATTCATTGATGCCTGGGGATATAAGTGATTCATCAAATGGCTTATCTTGCATTGTAGTTAAATCAACTGTTACATCTTGTCCTCTGTATTGAAATGAGTAATCTTTACCATATCCCAAAATACGGGCAGCAATCATAATTGCATTCTTATCACCAATAATTAAGTCATTGTAATCAATATTAGATACAATTAATGTTTGTAACAATTTATCTAACACAACGCCTTTTTGAATATATGATTGGTTAGTAAGAATATCTTCTTCTTTAGCCGTCATATACTTCATTTCAACGGTTCCACTAGATAATGGGTTTGATTTTGGATAAAGTAGACCTTTGGATGGTAAATCTACAACTTCGGTGGGCATTTTAAATTCGCTCATAATTTATTATAACTTTAATGTTGTATATAAATATATAAAATACAAAAAGGCTTGCCAAAAGACAAGCCTTTCTTGAAAAAATGTATAGTACTTTTTAGAAGTTCAATACACAGTAATCCATTCCTAATGTCATAGTAAGGTTTTGTGCTTCAGCTTCTGTATCCCAGTTGTATTCACCGAAATCAGCAGCTTTAATAAAAGCACCCATTAACACCCATTCAGAAACGATATCACCTACAGGACCTAAAACATCCAATACAATATCTTTCTTATAGAAATCAGCATAACCATCACGGCCAGTTACTGATTCATGGTGTAAACGAACCCATTCCATAGTTGCTTGAGCACCTGAAGGAGTGATAGGATCAAACAATGTTAATGTTACATCGTTCCACAACATTTTACCTTTGATTTTACGGTAAACGTTGATGTGGTTTAATTTGATTTCACCTTGATCAAATCCTAATCCATTAATTCCTTTAATCATATATGATGGAAAACCATCTACGTACATGATAAAACGGTTCTTTACCTTAGGTTCAAAGGCGGTGAAAAATATTTCGTTAGAGCTTAAAATTGCCATGTTCTTATTTTATTATAAATATTATTATTCAAAAGAGGCTCCAGTAGGAAGAATATTAAAGTTCAACACTACGAATTCAGCAGTTTTAGTTGGTTGAATGTAAATAGCACCTACTAGTTGGTTGCGATCAATCACATCAGCTGTGTTGTTTGATTCATCCATTACTACCTTATAGGCATATAAACCTTGACGTTGTTGTACTGATGCTAAGTATGGATTAACTTGAGACAAGAAACTGTTACGAGTTGCAATACTATTTTGTTCAAATACTAAGTTATTACTTACACCACCAATATAGTTTTTTAAAGCAATCAACAAACGGCGAACGTTTACACGATCCAAAGCGCTTGCTTTAGTCTGTAATGTTTTCTGACCAAATACTACAATGCCTTGGCCTGGGAAAGTAGCGATTGGATTAACTTTACCTAGATATAAGCTATCACGGCTTGATTGAGATAATTTTTGCTCAACACGCAATACATTTCCTAAACCACCACGATTAAATCCAGCGGGAGCAAACCATTCAGCAGCAACGCTATCGTTAAATGCATAAACACCGGGCATCATAGTTGAAGCAGGAACCCAAACGTTTTTACCAGTTTCAGGATCAGAAATTTGCAACCAAGGCCAGTAAGTAGTAGCATATGAGTTATCGATAGTGGCAGCATTAGTAACAGCGGTTGCTACGGTTGAACCATAAGCTACCATATCCGCTACATAAATTGCATCTCCGCGATTTTGAGTATTTATTATAATATTTGAAATAGGAGTACCATAATCTGCTTTATATAAACCAGGAGTAACTAATACGTTGTATTTGTAGTCATCTTTATTGCTTAACAAATTAATCATATTAGTATAGTTATCAGATACTAAGCCTTGAGTATTTCCAGATCCAATAGAATTATAAAATAAAGCACCTGCTTTAATATCACCGGTAGCACTTGTAAATGATCCACTAGCTACTAATGGAAGAGAAGAAGTGTATTGTGATTTTGCAACACCATTATTATCAAAATAATCAGGAGTAGTTAAATTAACTGATTTAACACGCACATATGCTGATTTATTAGGATAAGAACCAGATACTTCAACTTGATTATTTGAAGAATTATAATAGTAATTATAATCACCAATTACAGATCCAATAAAATTAGATGCTTTAGGATCTAATGATAAACCACTCCAAGTTTCCAATACAGAAGGAGTATTAGTAGTATCGTTACCTTGACGAATTACTAAAGTGAAAGTTCCAGAAGCAGTATCGCGCTGAGAAATTTGCCAACGAATATTGTCTGAAGAACCACTTGCTAATTGCCCTGCACTGCCTTCACTTGAACTGCTGTTCATAATAATACCTTTAGATAAGGTTTCTAATACGAATGCAGGTTGTGAGGCGGCTTGAGTAGAAGCGGAAATAGGAGTTGAGGTAGCAGAGGTATAGGCTTGAGCACCTGAACCTGATACTACACGGGCAACTAATAAGCTAGTTCCACCGTTATTAAAATAGTTATAGGCGGTTATACCAGTAAAGAAGTTATAAGTATCACTACCACTTGTAACAGCACCACCAAAAATTTGTTTAAACTGTGAGTAACTTGTTACTAATGTGGGAATTTCTACAGGACCCTTTGCGGTAGGACCGATAATTGCGGCTCCAACTACAGGAGGTTGCGAAGTTACCTGAGACTGATCATTCTCATTGGTAAAAACGCCTGGGGATATAATTTGCTCTGCCATGTTATTTTGTTATAAATATTATAGAACCTCGTAAAAAAACCTTAAGGTTATTTAATTTGGATCATTGTAAGAATTACAGAGGGAACCCCTACTCCACCGTTTGCCGGAGCGGCAGGTTCTGCAACTAATTGTGCACTAGCACCGCCATCAACATACCATATTAATTCTAGATAATCTCCAGCAATTAAACTCTCTACAAAATTCCAAGCTGCAACATACTTGCTGTTTTGGTTTTGAATTGAAACACCTGTGTTACTGTTACTTACATCTATTCCGTTTTTCCTTAACCAAATATGAACGTCAGGAGATCCACCTACTGTAGTTTGAACCTGTGCTGAGAACTGTAGGTTATAAATACCGGTTCTGGTTACTGTAACTCTTGAATTTGATACTAGGGTAACTCCATCATTAATTACCGGACTGTTTAGGGTAATGGAGGCTGATGCTCCTGTAACTACTGTTTGAGTAGTTGTATCGTAGAATGTGCCAACTGCTAAGTTCGTAACTCCGTTACTTGCGAAAGATGAAGTTAATGCATAAGATGCTGAGGTTGCAGTTCCAGTAACGTTTCCTATAACACTACCGGATAAAGAACCTGTAAGAGAAGTAGCTTGAATAGAACTACCTGAAACAATAGGGACTGTTAAAGTATTAGAGGATGGATTATAGTAAGGACCATTTGCTCCATCAGCGGCCAATTCATAATGGCTTCCTAAAGCACCTGTACTATTTTTAAATACTAAAGTATAGTTTATATCAGTTGCGTTGTTTGAAGCAATATAAACTTTACTTCCTGAGTAAGCATGTGATGCTGTAGCGAATAAACTTCCAGTAATAGCTAAAGAGCCTGAAATACTAATGTTATATTCTTTAGCAGCAGTAAAAGCATCAACAGATTGTGATACGTGCCAAGCTTCAATAGTATAGGTTTGATCTATCTGGTCACTGCCAGAAGTAAATATCTGTTTTAATACATTTGCCATTTGTTATAAATATCTAAAAAATAAAAAGGCCCTTAATAAGGGCCCTTTAATTTAAGTTTAATAAGGATTAAGCTTCTTCTCCAGGAGTAAACTCACCTTTTTCAAGGTTAATTGATCCTACACCGTACTTTTCACTCAATTCTTTGCCAAGAGCTTGCTCTTCGCTTTTCAGTTCGCTCAAGTAAGTAAGTACTTCCTCTTTGCGAGACTCTAAATTAATTTTAGCAAACTCGATGTTTCCTAGTTCTGTAACTACAGCATTGTACTTTTGCTGGATTGATTGAAGTTGTTCAACTTCTTCTACTGTTAATTTTATTGATTCCATAACGTTATTTTATATAAATATACTATTTTTTTAGCTAATAATCCCATTTTCACATGAACTACATAAAGTAAAACAACTAAAAGGTTCAGGTAAAATATCATTATATTCTTCAGTGTATAGATTTCCAAGAATATGTTTTAATCCATAATCCATACAGCATAGAGAAACATCCCCGTTAGGTAAAACAACATTATGGTATAATTTTTCATCACAACCACAAGTCATTGTTTGATTTCCGTGATCCATATGGTTAAATCTGTCTTTTAATTTTTCTAATTCGGGTTTAATAATAGCTTCACCTAATAGATTTCCTGCTCTTGACCAAAACTCAGGAATATGAGCATTTGGAAAATAAGGTTTTACATCATCGTGAACCTCACTCATACTCATAACATAAAATCCTTGAATATGATTTTCTAATTCTTTAAAGCGTTTAACTACTTCAAGATACCTTGGAGTGATAGGATGTTTAGCGATCATTTCTTGGTCTGGGAGGTGTAGGCAAAACCCACCGTTGGGTCCTTTATTAAAAGGAATGTCTTTAATTCGTTCTACATCCTCTAATGTCATACCTACTCCTGTAGTAAAAGCACTCACTGGATGTCCTTGTTCATAAGCATACAGTAACATATCTGTACACTTTTTGTTTAACCACGGTTCGGTGAAGCCTGAAAATGTAATTCTTACTTCTTTAGGTAGTTTGTTAATTATTTTCTTAAAATTTTCCAAAGACATTGTTTTATCAGAGTCGTAAACATCCAATAAAGTCATTTGAGGACAGAAAGCACAATCGATTACACATCCTTTTTTAGGAATTGATGTTGTAAATTCTAAAGTCGGGTAATCTGTTGTCTTCCACTTTTCTAACATAGTACCTCCTGAAAGCATGTATTCAGATGCATTCTTAGTTAAGTTAGAGGTATTTAGCATCCGTTTTAATATCTTAGGATCTATTAATTCAGGATGTACCCACCAATCTTCAAATGTGCTGTTTTTATCAGGAGCAATATCGCCCACTACTTTAATATACCCTTTAGTTTTTAAAAATTCTCTAGATTTTTCCTTAACTACTTTAGTTTCGTCAGCATAGTAATCATGTTCAAAGGTGATAACAGCAAACTTATATTCGTCAAATGGAATTTTAGTTAGTATTTGATAGCTTATTTCAGCTGGTTCACAATCAACTTGTAAATAATCAATAACACTTCCTGAGGTTAATTCTTTTAGTTCCTTATTATAATTAACATCTAAAGCATTTAACATTAAGATAGGGCCGTTTCTATCTGTTTCTAAGAACTTCTGTACTTCATCGGGATTAATTTCAACTGATATTCCACTCCACCCGAATTCTTTCTCTAAAAGATAGGTATTGTTGTTGTAAATAGGATCTGCTGTTCCTATTTCTAAATAAGTTCCTTTTGTTTTACCATCTAACATAGTTAATACAAACATGTCCTGGTATACTTGAGAGTAATTTTGTTTAATTTTTTCTACTCCTTTAAATTTATACCTTAGCTTATTTTTTAAATCAGAAGTATAAGGAACTTTAAAATACATTTCACCTTTAGTCAATCTAAGATTTTTATAGGTATCGTTAATGTATTGAGGAGACATTGTGTAGTTTTTTAATAATTCACCAAACATTCTTCTAGCATCATCCCTACCTCCAATGTACCAAATTGTAACAGCTTTTTGAAAAAGTATTACGTATTTACCTTCATATCCAATATAAGTACGGGTCGGTATAGCGTTGTCAGCATAGTATTCTGCTTGACAGATTGCATTATGGGCTTCATGCCATTCATTATTCATTTCATAGATTTGACTTAATAACCAAAATGCTTCCGGACGAGTAGGACAAACATTAATTGCATGATAAAGTAAACTCTTAATTGAGAATAACCTATCTCCCTGTTTTTTAAATCCTAAAGCTACTTTAATTAATGCTTCGTAAGTTAAGTTATTATCTTCTGATAATTCAGCTGCTCTTAAATAAAAAGAAACTGAGGATGCTACGTGACCTTGTATATCATAAGCACAACCTACCTCGAAGTTTTTCTCTGCATTATACGGGTCAAAAATGTATTCTTGAATTTTATTGTTCATTGTTTAATAACTCCTCCACGAGGTTTTTAGGTACTGTTAAAGCAAAAGCTGCATTGTCTTGATATCCGTATGTAATAACTAAATCTCCGTTTATTTCAGCTGCACCACACACAAATTCAATCTGGGCTGTCATGAAGTTTACTGTGTCTGAATATTTAACTAAGTTCCAATCTTTATCCCAAAGTAGTAGTCTATGAACGTAGATTGAATCTTTATTATTTCCTTCATTATACCAGAAGGTACATTCATGGGTAATTCCTAACCTATATTCTCCCCAATTAATTACATTAGATCCTCCTCGCATTTCCTGCTCGGTTTTAAGACTTTGAGGAACTAAAGCAATAGTTTCACTTGATTCTGTTTTTAAATCTACTTTTACAATCTCGGTTGGATTAGCCCACTTAACAAAATGGAAGGGCATATCGTTAATTGGCATCCAGTTTTTTTCGCAGTATGAATTAGGATCGTTTGGAGGTTGAATTCTGTATCTATTTACTTCTTTAACTTTATCTTTTAAAATTTTAATTTCGGAAAGTTCCATTCTACCTTCTCCGTTAGGTTTAGTATCTCTTCTAACCCCGCAAATAAAGTATTTATCATCCCATTTTACAATCCGGGCATCCTCTAACCCAATAAATTCCCAAACTGGAGGAATGTCAAAATTACTAGTATCGATAACCGTGTATTGTTCGATTGATAAGTCTTTATCTAACGTACAAAAATAATTAGTTGTTCTTAGTGTACGATCAGCTTCTGGATGTAGATATGCTAAGGGTCCCCAACGTCCTTGAAATTTTTGTTGGAACTCTGAATGGTATAAATTATACCCTACATGTCGAAGTATTAACAGAGTATCATTTCCGTCTATAAAAATGGAAGGATTACATAATCCTGTTCCGTTAGTATGTTCGGATGATATTTTTAGCGGGGTAATACTACCTCCTCGTTCTAAAACTAGTTTAGCTAGATTATAAATCATTTATATAAAGATAATAACTTTTATTTAAAAAGCCAAGCTCTTATTGCTTATCTTTTGTTCCACATACTGAGCATTTACCTTGATTATCTAAAGGTCTGTACTCACCGCACTCTACACAATTGTCTGTAATTTGATTATATACCATATTTGTTTTTAATTCCTAAATAAGTTTGATAGACTTCAGCTGCTGATAATGCTTTATTCCAGATATAAATTGAACTAATTTCTGCTAGGTCAGGAGGGTAGTATTCAAAGATATAAATTGGAGCATCACCGGCTGATTTAGGGTTAGAACCTCCTACAGCTCCTATCGATACCCCGTTAATATAGGTTGTAACAGTTCCTGCATCTTTTGTAGCTCCAATAAGATAAGTTGTACCTATAACAAACTCGGGACCGTTAAGTTCTAACCCAAAATTAGGACCGTTATAATTAGGAGCATATTGCCAGTGCATCCATCTAAGACTAGGAAATCTCCATATGGCTGGGGATCGGTCTGTTCCTCCGGCATTATAACTAAATAATTTGTCCCAGTTCCCTGTATATCCATTTGGAAAAGTTGCTGTAGATTTAATTTTTAGAGTATAAAATATAGAATGATAATCCGTATTTAAAATACTAGTAGTTGCTGTAGCTCCTGTTGTTCCTGAGGCAATAGCGTATGGGGCTGATCCCATAAATGCTGCTCCTGTTAGGTTTAGTTTGTTTGGACCTAAATCATAAGCTGTACTTCCAGCTCTTGGATAGGATTTAGTATTAGTGGTATCAATAGCCCACTGTAAATTTGAACTGACGATATTTGGGCCTCCAGCTGCTCCCATACTAATAAATATTTTAAATTCCGAAACGGTATCTAAGTGCTTGATAATTTTGCAAAACTTCAGCGGCTGTTAATGCTGCTTTATATGCTTTTACAATAGGTATTTGACCTGGGAAGAAGTTATATCCTGATCCTCCAGATCCGTCTACTCCTCTTGCACCCATTGATAGTACGTTCGAATTGCTTCCCATATTACCTGCTTGAGCTCTATTATAAACTTCTACTCCGTTTTTATACATTCTTTGATAAGATCCATCGTAAGTTACTACAGCATGATACCACGTGTTACTACTAACAGGAAAGGTTGAATCTCCATCCCAAGCCCAGTGCGGCTGCCAAGCATATTGGAAAACGCCTCCGTGAATTGCAGTTTCGTATAGATCTTCTTTATTGTATAGAATACCTTCCCCTACACTTGCATTACTGCAGTTAAATAACAATTCAATAGAGAATGGTGAAGATCCTGGGTCGAGGTAGGTAGAGTCTGCTGTAAAAATTAAATCATTAGTTCCATCAAATACTAGCTGTGCGTTATTATCAAAAGAAGCATTTGTTATGTTAATAACACCGTTGTCTGTTAAATTTAATAATCCCTGAGTTGCTGATCTGGTTCCTAATACTAGAGGGGTACAATGAGATTTTTGTTCAATCTGATATCCAAAGTAATAAACTTTATCACCTAAAGAAGTTCCCGTATAACTACTCATGTAGATCCCGGTTTCATTAGCTTGGGTTGTAACAGTTGCTTTTAATAATAACCATTGATTTTTTGGCCAGTTAGCACCGTTTGTATCTCCATTATATGCAAAGTAAGCTAGTAAGTCGTTATTTACAGCTGTCCTTACATAAGGGTAAATTTGCATTGAAGTTCCGGTAAAGTAATACCAAATTGAAAAACTATAAATAGTGGAAGGAGATATTGTAATTATACTGCTTCCTAATTGTTGGTTACTTCCTGTACCTGTTACTAGTGAACTAAAAACATAGAGATTGCTTGTATTTACATTGGGTATACTAGGTTTTGAAATACTAGTGTCATTATCATTAAAAGTTGCATTACCTCCGTTAACCCACCAGTTACCTCCTGAGTTAAGATTATTATTGACTGCATAAGCAATATTTGTTGTAGGTTCTCCAATATATGAAGTTATTGTATTACCTGTATCGTAAGCGAATACTAATCCTGTTTCTGCTGTATTGGGTCCTGCTGCTCCTGCCATTACATATAAATATTAAAGTCCGAAACGTCCTTTTACTACGTTATAGTTTTGAAAAATTTCTGCAGGTGATAATGGTCGGTTATATATTTTAAAAAGCCCTATTTGTCCATTTAAATAGGTGCCGGTATCAGTTCCTAGACGTAAATTTACATTTCCTGAAATATTACCTACTGTGTTAGCTGTTGTTGATCCTTCCAGTATTCCATTTACATATACCGTGTAGGATAATGCAGTTTTTTGTGCGACTAAGTATTTCCAAACTCCATCCTGTATATTGGTAGTACCTATTGTTCTATAGTAGGTTCCATCTCCATTTCTACTATCAAAAGCAAACTTATGACCACTATCGTTGGTTATGTAAAATAGATAACCGTCTGAATATTTTATCAAAAATCCTAAGTCGTTTGGTTGTGAGGTTCCAATTTTTACCCACATTTCTATAGAAATATTATCCGCTACGTTAAAAGATGCGTTATTCGGTATAAAAATATAGTCGTTAGTTCCATCTAATGTTATAACACCTCCATTGTTACTACTGAAAGTAGGGCCGTTTGTTAATGTTCCATTATTTCCATTTCCAGATATATCATACCACGTAGTGCCAGTACCGGGGTATGATACCGGGTTAGCAGCGTCTAATGTTATGACTACTCCATTATCTATTAAGTTTGGTCCTCCTAGTAATGCCATAATTTATATTCCAAATCTTGATTTAAATGCGTTGTAGTTAGTTAATACTTCTGAGGCTGTTAATCCTCTGTTATAAATTTTTGCAATATCAATAGACCCGTTAAAATAATAATACACGTTATTTGGATTATTTCCAATTAACATATTCATGGAAGCCCATACGTTAGTCCCAGTCCATGTTCCTCCATTACTTGTTGTACTATTTAAAGTTCCATCTATATAAATGTTAACATTTGATGAATCTCTAGTACACACTACGTGATGCCAGTTATTATCAAATAAGTTAACTCCTGTAGAGTATAAATCAAATAAAATAACTTGAGGACCACTGTCTGTGGTATATGCATAGTATTGTAATATTCCACCACTTAGAATCTGTACTATTAAACCATATGTTATACCAAATATAGCACTTGTACCCATTCCAGCTCCTAGTCCTGGGGATTTGATCCATGCTTCTAAAGAATGGGTAGGTAAGGGTAGGTAGTTAGTGCTAGCTCCTCCTGAAATATAGTCGTTAGTTCCATCGAAAGTAATTTGGGCAGTTGGGCTAAAAGAAACGTCTGTTAAATTAATAGTTTTTGTCCCTGACATGTCTAACAACCCTTGAGTTACTGATCTAGTTCCATTTACGAACTGAGTTGGGTGAGTTTTAACTTCTAGTTGAACTTTAGAAAATCTTGAGGTAAGTGTGGTGGAAGTACCATTATTCATCCAGGTTAAAATACCTATTTTACCTCCATCTCCTATAACTCCGTTCCAGGAAATTTGCTGGCTGGATGTTGGGTAGTATACATTATAATCTAAAGGTGATGAGTAACCTAAGTAAGTTTGGCTCCCAGTAGTTTGACCTATAAATATATATGCAAGGTTACCTCCACCTGGAGAGGTGCTGTATTCATAAGTTGCTGAGAGGCATAAATGCTGTCCAGTATAAGCAGACACATCATAGTAATATATTGTCCATGAGGCATTTCCTCCCCACTCTACTGTTGAAGTAACAAAATCAAATGTCTTACTTCCGCTGTCTATTAAAGTGTAATTCCCAGGCCAACCGCTTGGGGTTGGAGAATTGGTTGCAAAGTTTGTTGTCGGTTCCCCAATAAAAGATTTTACAGTATTATCCGTATCGTAATAGAATACGATTCCATCTTCAATTATATCAGGTCCGGCATTTGCAGCCATTATGGGTACATTGGAGGATTAGGATCAGTCCATTCTGGTGTAGCTAAAATTACTAAAATTTCCTCATAAGTATAAGGACCTTCCTTAGTAGTTAAGTTAGCAACACACTCAGGCATTGTTCCATCCCATTTTACAAATGTTTTTGTTTCGTCAACAGACTTACGTACTGTGTCGGCAGATGTTTCTAAAACTTCAGTAAAAACGATTTGATCTAATTCTGATACGTTAAATATCATGAATTCTCTGTTGTCGTATTCTTGTAATTGTGTTTCCATTTATTATAAATATTAGAGTCCGTATCGGGTTTTAGTTGCGTTGTAATTCTGGAGGACTTCTGCTGTTGAAAGAGCTTTATTGTAGATTTTTACAGATGGGATGTTACCTGAGTAATATCTTGATGGATCTAAAACAAATCCTCTTCCTATATTAACATCTCCATAAGTTGTTACATAACCTTGAGGACTAGTTCCACTCTGTATTAATATACCATTTAAATACCATTGCCATGCTCCTGAATTTAAGGTAAATATAGTATGATACCATTTATTAGCATTAATATTTTCTAGTGTAGGATAATTATAAATATTATTGTTAGTAGTATTACCTGACCAAATCCAAATCAACTGACCGCTTGAGTATTGCTCTAACCTAGGTCCAACATTACCTGTATTAGGAAAATAAGTTGAGTAATTCATATCTAATACATTTTTGTAGCTGGTTACTGAGTTTGAATTAAACCAGACCTCTATAGTTTGAGTGTTTCCTATAGTACCTAAATTACCACAGTTAACATAATCATCCACCCCATCAAACACAATGGATCCTAAATTAGCCGAACTAAAAGTAGGTCCGTTAGTTAATGTTCCGTTATTATTATTTCTAGAAATATCAGTCCAGTTTATTCCGGCACCGGGATATGATTTTGAATTAGCTGCATCTAAATACATTACTAATCCGTCGGTTACTATTAGGGGAGAATAACTAGTTGTCATTATAAACTAAATCTTGCTTTAAATGCGTTATAATTTTGTTGAACTTCAGCGGGTGACAATGCTCGGTTGTACAGAGAAGTTTTACTGATTGCCCCAGGGAAGAATGTACCTTGGGATCCTCCAGCATAGTATCTGGCTCCTACTCTAATTCTATCAAAGTTTGTTGTAGTACCGTTATAAACACCGCTGTATTCTTCTTGCCCATTAACATACTGCTTATAGGTATCTCCTGTAGCGTCTATCACCACGGCTAAATGTGTCCATTTATTAAAAGGAATCGAAGATGTCATAACATCTCTATCATAAAATCCCCCGTAAGCTCTACTTACTTCTAAGTTAATAGCATCAAAATTAGCACTACTGTAGGGACCCATATCCCAATTTATCCCGTACTCGTAATCACTATTAGATGCTAAGGTTGAAGAAAAGAATGCTCTGTAACTACCTGGGTTTGAATAAGGTTGAACAAATGTGTCTACGGTAAAGGATGCGTAGGCTAAACCTACTCCTGTTCTTTCCGCATAGTCATCAGCTC